TGGTGTCATGTATATTTCTTCGGAAGATGATGGTTCGCCATTAAGAATACAATCACTCGATTCCAATGCACAATCAGTTATTCATATGGATTTGGATGGTGATGACTTAGGAGCCAAATTCTATCACAATAACATAGATACTGTATTAGTTCGCAAAGGTGGATTCACATTAAGAAATCCAGACAACACAGATTCTAATATTTTTACAGGTCAAGATGTTGCCGTGAATGATGATCTTGTTGTTCACAGTACAAATGATATTTGGTTATCAGGTGGTACTGCTGCTGAATTATTGAGATCAAATTCAGTAAGTGGTGCATGGATATTCAATTCAGATATTCTTCCTGAAACCGCAGGACTTGATATTGGTAAGAATGAAACAGCTAATCGTTGGGCAAATGTTTGGGCAGACCTTGTAAATGGTGCTGACATTGCATTAGCAAATGATTGGCGTATTCTGGAATCAGAAAAATATGAAGGATACCCTGTTGGGTTTGCAATTGGTGATGGCTTCACAGAAGGCGTAGTTACAGAAAAAGTTGAAGGCAAACCAATCTTTGCAATCACAAAAGATTTCATTGAGTATGATGGTGAACGTCTTACAAAAGATGAGTTCAAAAAGCTGATAGCTTTTATAAAAAATGTATAAATAATAAAGAGGTATACTTATGGCAAAATTTTTATGGTGGGATATAAACATTCGAGATGAAGAAGCTGAAGAAGAACAACTTCTTGAGCAACAAATCAAAGAGTCTATTCCCGCATTCAAAAACAAAGGTGAAACCTTACCTGACAAAACGCTACATGCACAGAGAGGTGAGGGTTGGGAACATGTTCAAAACATACCGGGGTTCAATAAGCTAAATCTTGGATCATTCAATGCGTTCTATTCAAAATACATAAACAAGACCTTTGAAAATGAACGTGCCAAGATATATGAATACCGGGAGATGGCAAATTTTGCAGAGATTGCAGACGTAGTTGAAGACGCTACAAACGAATCAACTCAGTTAGACCATGATGATAAATTGATTCATCTTGAAATCGTTGATCCAGCCCTTGCAGAAAATGAGAATATAGTTGATAATCTGGAAAAAGAATTCAATTCATTATTCAATCAACAGATTGACGATTTTTATGACATCCTTTGGGATATGGTTCGCACATATTATATAGATGGTCGTTGTTTTTATGAGCGAGTTATCAACAAGAACAAGACAAAAGGTGGTATCAAAAATATAAAGAAACTTCCATCTGATACGATGGATTATATATACGATCCTACAACAGGTAAGATTATTGCCTTCTTTCAATACTTGAAATTAGGTCACAATATTCAGCGCCCAAAAAGTTTAGAAGAAGCAAAGATGCAGAAGGATGTTGTCGTATTTGAGCCGGAGCAGATTGGTTTTATAAACTATGGTATTTACGGCAAGACCAAGATGGAAATTTTTGGATATCTTGAAAAGGTCAAAATACCATACAACCAATTGAAACTTCTTGAAACTTCAGTAGTTATTTACAGATTGATTCGTGCGCCTGAAAGACTTGTATTCAGAATTGATACAGGTAACATGCCACGAGATAAGGCATTGAAGTACGTTGAGAAGATCAAGAGTAAACTTAGTAAGAAGCAGACATATGATCCACAATCAGGTAATTTGACAATGGAACCTGAAGTATTCTCAATGCTTGAGAATTATTACCTACCACAATCTGCTGACGGTAGAGGCTCACAGATTGAATCAGTTGGTGGTAATGCAGCAGGATTTGCAGAGTTGGATGATATTTATTACTTTGCTCGTAAGATGTATCGGGCATTGAAATATCCTATCTCTCGAATTGATGCAGCACAGGAAAAGAGATCAGGGGATATTGCATTTGGTGGTCAATCCACAGGTGAGATTAGCAGAGATGAAGTCAAGTGGGCAAAATTCTTGGAAAGACAACAGCATAAATTTTCTAAGGAACTCACAAAACTTTTCTTGCTACATCTTGAATTTAGAGGATTGAAAAGAGAATATGAATTGACCTCTAAAAAGATAAAGATCACTATGAATCCACCATCAAATTACAAGGAGCAGATGGAGCAAAACTTTCTTGAATCTCGTTACAATAATTATCAAGCCTTGGCAGACCGTGAGGAAATTAGTAAGTATTATTTGATGAAGAAATTCCTAAGATGGTCTGAAGATGATATTCAAGAAAACGTCAAGGGCTTGAAGAAGGATCAAGAACTCGGTTTCCAAAGTGAAGAAGGTGGCGGGGGAAGTTGGTCCGATAGAAGATTGAAGAAAAACATCGAATATTTATAAATAGTAAATGAATGTTATTAAAAATGTAAAGGAGAAATAAAAATGCCAGTAGACAAAGAAGAAATCAAAAAAGCACTCGATCATTTTGAAAATGATGAGTATTCAGAAGCATCAGATATTTTGAAAAAGGAAATTGCGAAACATCGAGATGAATGGTTAGAAAAGAAACTCGATCTTGAAGCTCAAGCAGATGCTGAAGAAGAACCAGATGATGGTCTTGAAGAAGAACCAGATGCTGATGATGAAGGAGAATAATAATGAAACTGATTACAGAGATGTCATTAGATGTTCAATTGACAGAATCTAAATCCAAAGGTACACATATTGTGGGTATTTGGAGTTCAGCCGAACTAAAGAATAACAATAGTCGTGTATACAGAAAAGATATCCTTGAAAGAGAAATTGGGAAAGTTCAAGAAAAAGTTGAAGAAGGAACTTTATGGGGCGAACTTGGACATCCACCTAATCCTGAAATCAACCCGGAGAGAATTGCCGTACTAACAAAAATGCTGGAATGGAGAGGCAATGATGTGTATGGTAAAGCTAAAGTTCTTGATACACCATTAGGAACCATCGCTAAAACTTTGATTAAAGAAGGTAAGATGGGTATTTCAAGTCGTGGACTTGGTACGGTTTCAGAAGAAGGTTATGTCAATGAAGACTTCAACCTGATTACTTGGGATTTAGTAACCGATCCATCAAATAATCCAAGTTGGGTAAATGGAATCTATGAAGGTAGATCATTTGATGAATTTATTAGAAGGGAACCAACTGATGCAGAAGAAGTTCTCGAAAGGTTACAAAATATTTTAGGAAAAAGCAAGCAAACAATTAGAAGAATTTTGAGGTAAACATGAAACTATATGAAAAATATATGGAAATCAATGAAGATGATCTACAGAAACAAATCAATGCTCTTGAGATGATTGAATTGATGTTTGAGTATAAAGAGATTAGTAAGGAAACTATTGCTAAGAAAAAGAAAGAACTTGCTGCTGCAATGAAAAAACAAAGAGAAAAAGTAAAAGCAAGTGATGCATTTTCACGACAACAAGATAAAGATCGTAGAGCGCACGTTAGAAAACAAAGAGGTTTGACAGGTCGTAGAAGTGTAGCTACAAGTTTGAAAGGTTCGAAAGATTGGTAAGGAGAAATAAAAATGGAAAAATTTACTTGGCAAGACAAACGATGGTTGAAATATATCAATAAAGGTAATTGGCAATCAGGTAGTGAACTGCAAGAACAAATTGATGCTCTTGAAATGGTTGAGTTGATGTTTGAATACAAAGAGATTAGTAAAGAAACCATAGCTAAAAAGAAAAAAGAACTTGCACAAGCACAAGCAGCAATGAGAAAATATCATGCTGCTGAAGTCGGTATGAAAAAGGCTAATCCGTATGATAAGAGGGATGCATCGAAAAGGCAAAAAGCTAAAATCGAACGTGCGAAAGAAAGAAGAAAAAGAGGATTGAAGGGGCGTACAGGTGTTTATACAAAAGGCGGTGCTGGCAAAGAAGGAACTGGTCAAGACCCTAAAGCAACCGATAGATCAACAGGTTGGAAACGAGATGTTCATAGAAAGGGATTGAGTTGGCAAAAAGCAAAATAATAAATAAAAATGCGAAAAGAACTAATTGAAAAATATCTTTGTAAAAAGAAAAAGAAAGACAAGTCAATGAATGAATCTTCAGAACTTTGGTTTGGCTCATGGAGTAGACCGCATATGATTTGGGTTAGAAATAATCAAGTATTATTTTCAAACAATGTAGAGTTTCCAACCGGGTCACCAATGGGTGAATCAGAACGTAAGGCTGCTCAAAGTCGAGGATATATTTTAGTTGATTGGTAATAATCTCCCAAGGGTGTGCAGAGGACCGTTATAGTTATTCCTCACCCAAGGTGAGATTTCAATGGGCAAATTTTCTAATAATATTAGAAGTTTGCCCATTCTTTTATGACATATATAAGAATAAATAAATATTAAGTAGAAATTCTTATAGGAGGAAACAGAATATGGACAAGATTTTGGAACTTTTGGGTGCTAACAAATTGAATGAAGACACTCAAGAAGACCTGAAAGAAAAGTTGCAGACAATCGTTGAAGTTGAAGCAAAGAAACTCTCTGATTCACAGCTAAACGAGCAGAAGCAACAGCTTGTCGAAGATTATGAGCAGAAGTTCGATGAATACAAAGATGATATTACTCAGAAATTTTCTAACTTTGTAGACAATGTATTAGAGAAAGAACTCGTTATTCCTGAGAAAATTATGGAATATGCAAAGAAAGGTGAACTTTACCATGATCTTATCGAGCAATTCAAGGTACGCTTGAGCGTTGACCAAGGTTTGTTAGATGAGGAAGTCAAAAGTCTTCTGAAAGAAGCTAAAGATGAAATCATTAGACTCCGTAAAGATATGGATACACATATCTCCGAAAATCTTGAACTTCAGAAAGATGCTCAAGAAATGGCAGCAGCATTGTATCTGCATGATAAATGCAGAGGCTTAACCGAGAGCCAAAAAGAGCATATGTTTTCAATTTTGTCAGGCGTAGTTGACAAAGATGAAATCGACAGAAAATTTGAAGTGGTCAAAGAGTCCGAGAGATTTGATCCTGTTGAAGTCGGAAACGATGAAGGCGAAAAGGTTATCAAGAAAATGAGAAAGAAATCTGATCCGAAAAACAATGAAGATCAAGTTGAGGAAGACGAGGAGATTGGTGACGGTTTAGCAGAAGTCAATGAAGAAGACGATGAAGAAGACGAGGATTATGAAGAAGACAAGAAGAAAAAGAAGAAAGACGATGATGAGGAAGACGAGGACATGAATGAATCTTCAAATCCGTTTTCACAGTACAAAAACATGTACATGAAGGTGCTGCGAGAAGGCATCTAATATCAAAAAAATTTACTAAAACAAAATAGGTTCAAACAAAAAATGTTTAATAAAATAGGAGGAAAGAAAGAATGGACATTCGAGAACTTTTGAAAAAATGGGATGACGTTTTGAACGAAGGTAGCGAAATCCAGAATCTCAACGTGAGAAAGTCCACAGCAATCATGCTGGAAAATGAGCATAACTATTTGACAGAGGCATCTACCCATGCCTATCCAAATGACTCATTTAATGCAGCAGCAGGTTATCCAACAAGTGGTTTCTTCCACAAAATCGCTGTTCCAATGGTTAGGAGAACATTTCCTGAGTTGGTAGCTCACGACCTTGTTGGTGTTCAGCCATTAACAGGTCCGGTTGGTCTTGCTTTCGCATTGCGTTTCCGTGCAGGTAATACTGTTGGTGATTATGTGAATGCTGGTGACAATCCTTTGAATGATACTGAGCTTGGTTATAACACAATTGAGCAAGGATTCTCAGGAACAGGCACAGGCACCACAGCCACAGGTATGACTACATCTGCTGGTGAAGCATTGGGTTCTAATGTTACTGGCACAGGTCTTGGTATCGGTAGCGGTACAGCTATTCGTGAAGTCAACATGACAGTAGAAAAAGCCCAAATCGAAGCAACAACTCGTAAATTGAGAAGTCGTTGGTCACTTGAGATCGCACAAGACCTCAAGGCGATGCATGGCTTGAACATCGAGGAAGAAATGATGGATATCTTAGCATATGAAATTACTGCTGAGATTGACCGTGAGTTGATTGAAAAAATTGATACCGTGTGTGTTGACGGTGGTACAGGTTACGACTTGACATGGGATTTCATGTCAGTATCAGGTAACACAATCGGTGGTCGATGGGAAATGGAGCGTTACCGTGAGTTGTATCACTACATCTTGCGTAGAGCGCAACAGATCGCAATCAACACTCGTAGAGGATCAGGTAACTGGTTAGTAGGTAACCCATACTCAATTTCAATTTTTGAGTCATTGGCTGCTTTTACTATTGCGCCAGTTTCTGGAAATGCTGACACGTTGGCAGTTGGTGTATCTCGTGTTGGTTCTCTTGATGGCCGAATCTCTATCTACAGAGATACGTTCCAAGACAAGAACCAGTTTATCGTTGGATACAAGGGTCCATCTGAGTACGATACAGGAGTTGTTTATCTACCATATATTCAGCTACTTGCATCTCGTGCTACATTTGAAGACTCATTCCAGCCAGCAGTTGGATTGATGTCACGTTACGGAATCCACGAGCATATCTTCGGAGCAAGAAATTACTATCAGAAAGTCACCCTAACAAGTCTACCTGACTAATCGTTAGTGTAACTTGATGGAGTATTTGAACCCCCGCTTTTTTGGCGGGGGTTTTTTTATGCTTTTCGGTAGTTTACAATTCGTATTTTTCGTGCTATAATTATAAATATCTTTAGGGAGAGTTTTATGTGTCCAGCATTAGATCGACAAAACTTACAAGAAGAATTTGAAATGGCAGAAGCTGAAGTTGTTGAAGCAGAGCCAGTAGATACATTTGAACTTGAATGGGAACGTGATAATAGCACGGTTCAAGGCTTGAAAAATAACATCGAGAGAGCAAATGAGATACTCGATAAGGTTCAAGATGAAATAGAACATGGGAATTTTTCAGCCCGACTTGTTGAGGTAGCAGGACAACTTATAAACAGCGTAACTATAGCATCGAAAGAAATTTTAGAAAAAGAATATAAGGACAAATATATTGGACTCCGTGAACAAATTGTCCTATTAAAAAAGCGTGAGATTGATATAAAGGCTTTGAGTTCGAACAGACCGAAAAATCAAAATTTGATAGTCGCATCTCGTGAAGATGTTTTGAAACTCTTGAAAAATGGGGATTCTGAATCTAATGAATCTGGTTCAGAAACTGAACAAAAATTACTTGATAAATAATCATTTATTTGGTTTACAAATGAGTGAGATATTGCTATAATGTGTGACAATCAAATCTAAATGAAAGGAGAACTTATGGCCGTGAATGATCAAGATTACAGACAAATTATTTTAGACCAGCGTAAAGGCAGGGGCAGCACTCCTTGGGAAGGTACCGTCATTGAGTATTTGAAGTTAGTCAAAAACCTTCCAGACATGGCGAGTTTTGCTCCGGGTCGCATCTATAATATGGTTATGAAACACGGTGTGACCCCGGTTGATTCAACAAAACAGATTCGTGGATACGAAGACCTTGTTGAATACAACTTTTTTGATAACAAAATTTACGGAACTCTCGAAGCAAAACATGATTTGATGAGGTTCTTGAAGGCAGCAGCAAGGCGTACCGAAACAGGCAAGCGTATTCTCTGCATGGTCGGTCCAGTTGCTTCAGGCAAGTCAACCATCGCAGCCCTTTTCAAAAGAGGTCTGGAAAACGATGATACGCCAAAGCACGTTCTTGCGGGTTGTCCAATGTTCGAAGAACCACTTCATGTTATCCCAACAGAGGATAGACCTTTTTGGGAAAAGGAACTTGGAGTGAAAATCGAAGGTCATGTTTGCCCTCATTGTCAGCAAGACATTGATGAAAATTTCACCGATGAGAAGGGTATTGTCAATTGGGAAGACATACCTGTCAAGCTGATCAAACCATCTGAACAGCGCAGAATCTGCATCGGTACTTTCCAACCTTCAGACCCGAAATCACAGGATGTCACCGAACTTATTGGCCGGATCAACATGTCAAAGATTGCCAAGTACGGTGAAACCGATCCTCGTGCCTATCAGTTTGACGGTGAGCTTCATGTTGCCAACGGTGGCATGATTGAATACATCGAAATTCTGAAAGCAGACATCAAGTTCCATTATGTCTTGATTTCTGTAGCGCAGGAGCAGCTTATCAAATCTCCGGGTTTCCCGCAGACCTATCTTGACACCCTAATCATGTCGCATACGAACCAGACAGAGTTTGATTCGTTTAGAGCCGATCAGAAAAACGAGGCGCTGCATGACAGAATGTACGTTGTCAAGGTTCCTTATAATCTTGCGGTAGACGATGAGATCAAGATTTACCAAAAGATGATTCGTGAGTCTGATTTCAGCAACGTGCATATTGCACCTCACACCCTGAAATTGGCAGCGCAATTTGCCGTGTTGTCAAGGCTTGTGCCTTCTACCAAGGTTTCTAATCTGATCCAGAAAATGAAACTATATAATGGTGAGGTCACCGATGAATTCAAGAAATCGGAGATTGACATCAAGGCACTCCGTGAGGAAGGTCGCAAAAAAGATGAAGGTATGCATGGTATTTCACCACGCTTTATCATCAATGCCATGAATGTTGCCCTTGGTATGAAAGAAGAAAAGGGTCTTTGCAAAGATGGTAAAGGCGAGAAATATACAGGTTGTATCAATTCTATCGACCTTATCAGAGCGCTGCGCCAGAACTTTGATCACGCAATTGGTATCACCGAAGAAGATGCCAAAAGCTATAATAACCTGTTGACAGGCGACAAACAATCAGTTGCATCTGAATTCAAAGAGGTCGCCAAAAAAGAAGTCAACATGGCATTCCTTTATGCCTATGAAGATCAGGCAGAGGAATTGTTTCATCGCTACATGCTCAACTGCGATGCTTACTGCAAGAAAGAGAAGGTTTTAGACTCCATCACAGGTGAGTACAGCGATGCTGATGAAAAACTGATGAGAGCATTAGAAGAACTCATCGGTGTGCCGGAGAATTCCAAAGATACTTTCCGAAATGGAATTTTCGTACACAAAGCGTCAGCCCTTGAGCGGGGTGAGGAATTCAAGTTTGATTCCTATGCTCCATTGCGTGATGCCATCGAGAAAAAACTGATGAGCGATCTCAAAAATGTCGTCAACCTTTCAATCGGTTCGACCACGAATACGAATCCGAAACGTAAGTCGCACCGTGACCGAGCATTTCAGACGCTTATGAAGAAAGGTTACTGTGAGCATTGTGCCAATACTACATTGGCATTCGTAGGAGAAATTCTCCGCAAACAATAAAATTCACAGCCATAAGATAAACGCCCGGTTGCTCGTTTTCGGGCAACCGGGTTTTATTTAGGAGTAGACGATGATAAAGATCACAGCAGAATTTGATAAAAATAAAGTCGAAAGTGAATTCGAAGAATTTGAAGAAGTCTACGATTGGTTTGCTACAATCCAACTTCTATATAAAAAGAAGAAGGAAAAGCAATGTATAGGGTTTACTGGTAACCAAGAGTGTGAAGACGAACCCACAGACGAAAAGGAGAAAGAATAATGGCAATCGTAGTGCATGACGATTGGGATTTGTCTGAAAAGGGCAAAAAAGATGCCGAGCGTCACCGAGAAAAAATTGATGATGCCATTCGTAAGAATGTCAAAGACGTTATTTCAGAGGAATCTATCATCACAAAACGCAAAGGTAAAAAGGTTCGTATTCCTGTAAGGGGTATGCGGGATTACCGTTTTATATATGGCTCAAATGATGGTGCTACTGGTGGAGTTGGGCAAGATGGTTCTGGTAAAGGCAAGCCCGGTGACATCATTGATAGCCGACCAAAACCCGGACAGGACGGTGACGGTGATAAAGCAGGTAAAGAACCCGGCTTTGACTACATGGAAACCGAAGTCGATATTGACTACCTGATTGAGATAATGTTTCAAGACCTTGGTTTACCTTGGATTGAAGAAAAGACCAAAAAGCAACAACTTATTCCTAAAGGTTGGAAGTTTGAAACAATCTCAAAGAAAGGTATCCAGCCACGCATTCATAAGAAACGCACCTTGATTGAAGCGGTCAAACGCATGGTGATGTTTGAAGCAGAAATTATGAATGATACAGGTTGTGATGAAATAACCGCTAAACGTGCCTTGATTCAAACGATGGGTGACTTAGTTGAAGCAATTGAGATAGTCAAGGCTGATAAAGTTGATGATACCATTGATCCCACAATCCAGATTGAAGACGATGATTTACGATACAAACAGATTGAGCCGGATGTTGAGGTTCAAAGTCAGGCAGTTGTTATTTGCATGATGGATGTTAGTGGATCAATGACTACAGATAAAAAATATCTTGCTCGATCAATGCTGTTCTGGTTGACCGAGTTTCTAAAGAAGATGTACGATAACGTACAAATCAAGTTCATAACACATACAACCGAAGCACAGGTTGTTGATGAAGACACCTTTTTCCATAAAGGTGAATCAGGTGGCACGGCATGTTGGACAGCTTTTGATAAAGCAAACTACATTATCGAAACCGAGTTCCCTGTTGCTGAATGGAATGTGTATTGTGTATACATGTCAGACGGTGAAGATTGGGATTGCCGGAAGACAGTTCGATACATGGACGAAATGCTCAAGAAAAATATCAACATGCTTTCTTATGTTGAAATCAAACCTGATAGTTCGCCTTGGGGTTGGAGTGATGAATCACTTCTCAAGGAAATTCAGAAGAAGTGGCAGTTCAAGGAAACATCCGAGGCAGGTACGAAATTTTACAAGAACACGGAACATCGGTTCTTGCTATCAATAATCAAGGGTAGAGATCACGTTTACCCTGCACTCAAACACATGCTGTTTGAAAAACAAAAATAAGGAGATGAAATGAACGAACAGGATTACAAACGTCTGATCAAAATCGAAGAAAAACTTTATGAGTATGCTCAAGATTTTGGTTTGATATTCCATGATATCGAATGGGATATCATACCTGATCCGAAGATGTTTGAAATTATGGCCTATCGTATTCCCGGTAATATTTCATCTTGGAAATATGGCCGTGACTATGAGCGCATTAGAACCATCAATGAAAATGTGTATGATGGTTTGCCTCTTGAGGTCGTTATAAACTCTGATCCTGCAAGAGCATATCTGATGAAGTCAAATACAATCGGTCAGCAGGTGCTTGTCATGGCTCATGTTATCGGTCACGTTGCCTTCTTTACGATGAGCAAATACTTTGCCGAAACACGAAAAGATATGATCCAATTGTTAGCTACTGCATCCGAGCGCTTCAATAAGTATGAGCAGAATTTTGGTATTGATGAATTAGAAATGATCATTGACGCTGGACATGCTCTGCAATTGCATTCATCACCATTCGATAATACACCTGAACAAGATAAGAAAGACCGGGTGTTTGAAATGCTGAAACGCAAAAAGCACGGTGTCAACACATCCGAGTTCAGAGATATTCTGTATGATATCGGTGATGAAGAAGCAAAGAAAATGGATATCAACCTGTTCAATCAGAAATTACTAAGACGCATCAAACAACGTACACCGATTGAACCTGCACCTGATCTATTGAGATATGTCATTGATCACTCTAATAAACTTGAGGATTGGCAGAAGGATGTACTTGAAATTTTACGTCAAGAAGGTCGTTACTTCTGGCCTCAAATCCAGACCAAATATATGAATGAAGGTTTTGCTACATTCTGGCATGAAAAACTTGTCAAGAGATTATGGAAAGACAAACTTCTGAATAACGATGATATGGCTCAATTCAATTACTCTAATTCACTTGTAAAGGCCAAGCATCCTCTATCAATGAATCCCTACATGATTGGTTGCCGTATATGGGAAGATATTGTAGAGCGATGGAATAAAGGTCAGCATGGCAGAGAGTGGGAAAACTGCGAAGATGCCAAGGAAAAAGAGAATTGGAATATCAAGGCGGGTGAAGGTTACAAGAAAATGTTTTCGGTCTTGGATAGCTATACTGATTGGTTCTTTATGATGGACTTCTTGACAGCCGAACTTGTTGATGATATGGATTTGTATGTTTTTGTTACAAAGGAAACACCTAATACCGTTGACTTAGTTAGAACAAAACATGATGCTGATCAAGTTAGACAAATGATTATCAACAGTTTTGCAATGTCACAGATACCAGAAATCTCAATCACCAATATCAACTATAAAAATTCAGGTCAGTTATACTTGAAACACAATCATGCTGGTATGGATTTGCAGTTGATGTTTGCTACCAAAACAATGGAGCATCTATTTGACTTGTGGGGTCAACCAGTTTGGCTTGAAACCATAGTCAATAAACAAGAAGTTCTATTGCATATTGATGCAGACAGAAAATTCAAGAGTGAAAAAATCCCGGATCGGCCAGCACCTGATCCAAAAGCTGCTGTAAAACTTGATATATCACCAGTTACTTTGAGCATAGCTGATTTATGGAAATTGAAATTTCCTAATCTTAGAAAATAAATCTTTCCAAATATCCGTAAAATAATCCCTCTTGTATAAATAACTTTACAAGGGGGATTTTTTATGCCGATTAAGTATGATAATTTTGTAAAAAGACCACAAGAGGAGCATCCATATTCACCAGAAGAAATTCTTGAATTACAGAAATGCTCCGAAGATGTTATTCATTTTATTCAATACGTCAAGATAGTCAATCCTGATCTTGGCGAGATCACATTCCAACCACGAGATTACCAGTTAGACCTTCTCGAAAAATTCCAGAGAAACCGTTTCAATATAGGTCTATGCTCACGACAATCAGGAAAGACAACCGTTGTGGGTGCCTATGTTTTATGGTATGCAATTTTTCACGAGAACAAAAACATTGGTATCGTATCGAATAAAGAAAAATCAGCTAAGATGATTCTTGACCGTATCCGTAAGTCATATGAACTACTACCATACTGGCTCAAGCCGGGTGTAACTGAATATTCAAAGACCTTCATTACATTCGACAACGGATCAAAGATTAATATTTCAGCCACTTCAGAGGATGCCTTCAGGGGCGAAACAATGAACCTTCTGGTATGTGATGAGTTTGCATTCGTACCGGGTGGTCAGGCTGAAGCATTTTGGGCAGCGAATTATCCCACTATTTCAGCTTCTACAGAAGCAAAAATCATAATTATTTCAACACCTAATGGTTTATTCAATATTTTTCATCGCATCTGGACAGATGCAACCATTGGTAAAAATACTTTTGTCACCACAAAAGTTAGTTGGCAGCGTGTGCCTTTGAGTGATGGTACTTTCCGAGATGCCAAATGGGAAAAAGAACAGCGCCAGAATCTTGGTGACCGAAAATTCGCACAGGAATTCGCAGTTGAGTTTATTGGATCAACAAATACCCTGATCGAACCGGGAACTTTAGAAATCATTCTAAAAGGCGACAAATTGCCTATAAAGCTCGAAGATAAAGATACCCTTGGTGGTAGGCTCCGAGTTTGGGAACGTCCAGTAGAGGGCGCATCATACGTCATAGGAGCCGATCCTGCAAAGGGTACTGGTGAAAATTTCAGCGCTGGACAGGTATGCCGGATTGACAGCATCACACCTGTCAAAATGGAGCAGGTTGCCGTGTTCCATCATAACCTAACAGACGTTTACTCATTTGCTGATATCCTTGTAAGAATGGCAAAGTATTATAATCATGCATACCTAATGGTTGAAAACAACGGTGAAGGTTCAGCAGTTGTCAATCGTATTTGGTGGGATCACGAATACGAAAACCTTGTCAATTCAGGTTCTAAGACAGCTAACCTTGGCATTCGATCAACAGGTGGTGGCAAGAAGGGAACCAAACCGAAAGCAGCACTATTGATGAAAAAATTAATTGAAGACGGTTCATTAGGAATTGTGGACCGCAGAACCCTCAAAGAGCTTGGTTCATTTATTGAAGAAAATGGCCGATTTTTCGGCAAGGATACCCATGATGATCTTGTATCTGCATTATTTTGGGCTTGTTACTTCTTAGAAATGAAGATTTTAGAAGATAGCTACAAGTTTGAAAAAGATGATATCAATGAAGATGCATGGGGTATTTTGTCCGATGTCAATGAAATGTTTGATGATTGGTCATGGCTCGATGGATCAAACGCAATGTCAGACTAACCTTCCGAATCGAATTAAAATAATATAAATAGTAATAGAAGTTTTATTGGAGAGGTATACCTAAATGGCAACAACAAAGAACCAACTGGCTGAGAAAATAAAAAGACGTTTGGGTTATCCAATGGTAAAAGTAGAACTTGATCAACAACAAGTCAACGATGCCATTGATTATGCAAGGCAAAAATGGATGAAGTGGGCTGCTGGACAGGCAACTCACGAAACGTATTTTACTTTGATGTTATCTGCTGGTCAACCACTATATGATTTACCAATGGGCGTGACCGAAATAATTTCAAAAGAAAGCACAGGTATTAGTTCAGGAATAAATACACTTTTTACTATTGAGAATTTCTTATACAATCAGGGATTGTATGAAGCACTATGGAATACGGCCAATCAAGGCTATACAATTCTTTCTTATCACATTGCGAGAGATTTTCTTGATACAGTTAGAAGGTATACGCCTGACAAATACAACTGGAAATACCATCCTTATACAAATCAATTAGAAATCCATCCAGTTCCAGCATCAGGAAGTACAGTTGAAATAGATAATGTTGTCTACAACACACCGGGCTGGATTTTACTACGTTCATACATGGTTGAAGGTAGTACGTTAAGTGGCAACTGGTCACCCGGAGATGCAGATGAGGATTTCTATGGACTTGATTGGATTTATGATTTTGCTACAGCAGAGTGCAAAATCATTTTAGGAAACATACGGAGAAAATTCGCAAACTTTGCGTCTATTGGTAATACAGGTTTATCCTTGGATGGAGATCAACTTGTATCGGAAGGTAAAGAAGAACAGGAAAGACTAAATGAAACATTGAGGCTTGAAGAAGCCTACGATGGATTAGGAGTTTCTATAGGATACTAAAATGGCTGATCAAAGAACGATGCAGTTATTGAAGAAGATAATTGAGAGGCTGAAGAATGTCGAACAACGTGTCGCAGCAACAGCAAAAAGATCAACTGACAATAGAACTGCAATTGATAACTTAGCAAATAATACACAAAATATAGTAAGCAGAATAGAAAAAATGGTAGACCTTTCACCCAAGAAACCATCGAGTAATACTTGGGTTGGATGGGTCAAATAAGGAGATGTGATATGGGTTTGATGGATATAGCAAACAAATATGAAAAGATGTTAGAAAATCCTGCGAACAGGACAAGTAGTGCAGGTCGATTGAAACAACAAAAACCTTCACTTGCTGAAGCACAGGGCGCTGGAAGTTCAAATACAGCACCAACAGTAGAAGATGCTGATGATATTTGGGTGAAGGAACTTGATAAACGCATGGCAGCGAGAAAACAGCGTTTGAAGGAAAGAGTAAATGAGTCAACGTCTAATGCTGGTACAAATCAGCTTTTACAAGAAATGAAAGAAGTAAAAGAAATGTTGAAAATGGTATTAGATGCAAACTTACAACTAATGGAGAAGTTGAAATGAGCGTAATTGATAAAATTGATAAATGTTTAGTTGAGGGATTAGGGCTATCAGATAAACAAATTATGAAACTTGCAAAAGCAGAAATGATAGTAATTCGCAATCACCTCAAAACTTTAGAACAAGATATCAAGGAAGGTAACATTGAGGGTCTGAGATCATCCTCTGGTACTTTGAAATTTTCAATAGAAAGAATATATAATGCAGTAGCAAAATGAGATTATACAATTACCTAACAGAACAAATGTCAGATGAGGAAGCGCTACAAATCTTTGGTTTATCTCGTGATGCAGTAAGCAATAAAGCGTTGGTCAAAAAGAGATACAGAGAATTGGCAAAGGTCTATCATCCTGATAAAATTAGTAAAAAGGATTTGATTGCTTTACGTCACCAGCATAAAAATGATCAATTTCAACCTGCTGATCTAATGGTCAAACTGAATTTGGCATATGAAAAAATAAAAAAGATGAAACCTGAACAACTTTCAAAGCAAGCAGCAGCAAACCTTATGAAAGACTTGGGTGCAATGTTTGGTGGTAAGAAACCAGATTGGGCTAATCTTGATCCGAAGAAAGGGGTGTATGCATAAATGGTTAGAACGCTTGAAAAACCAAAACTTAGTATATATCAAATTGCTGGTAATGTTGAGCATGAATTATTTGAAAGTCTGATTGTTGAGTATTGTGATATTGCTGGTTTCGAAATCGAATACTATGTGAGAGATGAAACAAAAGCAGATTTAGATGATCTTTATGGTGAATCATTATATCAAAATACTGCATATAAGCAAAAGCAATTGACTAAAGTAATTTATGAAGTTACTGAAGAACCAACTATAACTGACGGTTTCGGTATACACTCTGAAGATACAATTCAATATGCGTTTATGCCAAAACATATTTTCAATAGAGATGTGGCAAACCCACTTGGTTTGAATGACCCGGACGGTGATCATCAACCAATACCGGGAGATGTTATAAAAACTATTTGGAATGATAGAGCATATACTATTGTAGACGTTGCAGAAGAATCACACATTTTTCAAGCCAACAAGTCAATTTGGGAATTCATATTGAAACCATACAGATTCAGCGAAGAATCATTCTCTGCATCTGCTATTTCACCGTTTGATAGACCGCCAACAGAAGACAGGCAGGATATACAAACAATGACTACACCGTTATCAGCATACGGTGATAATGAATTTATAGAAAATCAATCAGATGGTATCTATGATTATGAAA